GTGTTAATAGAGTTAAAGACTTTAAGCTTGTAGCTATTGATTGTGTAGCAGATCCATCTTTTCCGAAAGCTTTTGTTAATGGCATCTTGGAAAGTAAACAATACGTAGTAAATAAATATGGACAGTTCGAAGAAACGTATGATAAATTTGAAAATAATATTTCTACTATGCCTTTAAAAAATAAAGATCAATTTTTAAAAGATAATATCATCAAATTCCTTAGAAGCCTTTAATAATATGAAAGAAATTAAAACAAATTTAAAAAAATTTATCGGTAACGTAATGAATCGTAACTATAAAAAAGCTAGTACCGATTTATCTAACGCTATTAACAAGAAAATGGAACAAAAGATATTAAATAATAATATAAATATATTCTAATTATGGACATTAAACAAATTTTATCTGAAGCAACTAATGGAGCACTTAACGACGAAGTGTTATCTGAAATTGAGAACGTTTTTGAACAAAAGATCAACGATAAGGTTGAAGTTCATGTTGAGAGCGCTCTTAATGAACAAGACGAATTATATACTGAAAAGCTCAAGGAGTTAGTAGTAAAAATTGATGAAGATCATTCTAATAAACTTAAAAGTGTCGTAAAAGCTATTGATAGTGATAGGTCTAATAAGTTAAAGTTAGTTATTGAAAAGTATGAAAGTTCATTAAATGGTGACGCAGAAGGTTTTCAAACTCAATTAATTGAAAGTATTTCTGATTATTTAGATGTTTACTTGGAAGAAAAAATTCCAGCCGAAAGTGTTCAGGAAGCAGTAAAGAATACAAAAGCTAAGAAAATTTTAGAAGGCTTAAGAAGCCATCTAGCAGTTGATAGTGCTTTAGAAAAACAAAGCATTAAAGAAGCCGTCATGGACGGTCATAATCAAATAAATGAAGCTTCGAAGAAGCTTGAGTCTGTTGCAGAAGAAAATGCAGTTTTAAAAGAAGAATTAGATATAGCTAAGGCTAGTTTAGTACTTGAAGAAAAAACTGCAGGTCTTGATAAAAGAACAAAGCAATATGTAAACAAAGTATTAAAAGGTAAGGACGCTGAGTTCATTGCTGAAAACTTTGATTATACATTGAAGCTCTTTAAGAAGAAAGAAAGCAATAGGCTCGAGACTTTGAAAGAAGAAGCTTTAAGTACCAGAGATGATGTCGATAGAGTCATTTATGAAGACACTACACAAGAAATTGTTAGTGAAAGCGTAAATAACCCATATATGGACGAACTATCTAAGTACTAGAATTTTCTATATTGTTTAGGAATTCCTGAGTTTCCTGGTTTTTTAAAACCTTGGGGTCGTATATAAAGGAAAAATACAAATTATGAATACAATTAGACCTTCACAGGCTTATATTGATGAATCAAGAGCTTCTGCTCTTTTAGAAAAGTGGGCTCCAGTTCTGGATTACACATCTAAGAGTGTTGCTCCAATTGAAGATAGCCATACTCGTTTGAACACAGCTATGTTACTTGAAAACCAAGAAGCATGGTGTTTGAGAGAAGCTGGACCTAACTATGCTGGTAGCGGTAACGTTGCTGGTCGTGATGGTGCACTCGGTAATGCTACTTCAATCGGTGCTGCTGGTGGAGTTGCTGGTACCCCTGGTACTGACAGCTATGCAAGTGGTGACTATCGTCTACCAAAGATCTTGATTCCAATGATTAGACGTACTTTTCCCGAGTTAATTACAAATGAAATCGTTGGTGTTCAACCAATGGCTGGTCCAGTTGGCCTTGCATTTGCTCTTCGTTATCGTTACAGTGGTGAAACACTTGGTGATGGTATCGATGGTAAGTCAGCTGCAGGTAATGCACCTGCAGGTCAATCAGGCGTCCTTGCTAATGCAAATGGCACTGAAGCTGGTTACCAAGAGCTTAAGACAGCTTACACAGGTACATCTGCTGGATTCTTATCCGGTAACGGTGAATTCGCTTTTAACGAAGCGGATGATGGTGTAGCAGCTCTTCTTAGAAACTTCGAAGTAACGGGTAATATCCCTACTATGGAAGTTTCTTTCGAGAAGACAGCAGTTGAAGCAGGCACACGTCGCTTAGGCGCACGTTGGTCGGTTGAACTTGAACAAGATCTCAAAAACATGAATGGTATCGATATCGATACTGAATTGACAAACGCAATGTCGTATGAAATTCAGGCTGAAATCGACCGTGAAATGCTTATGAGAATGATTCAAGTTTCTCTTAACGCTGGCAGAGGAACAGGATTCTCCACATGGAGCCCTGCTTCTGCTGATGGCCGTTGGTTAGTAGAACGTAACCGCGACTTCTATCAAAGATTAATCGTAGAAGCTAATCGTATCGCAGTGAGAAATCGCCGCGGTGCAGCTAACTTCATCGTTGCAACACCTCGTGTTTGCGCTATCTTGGAAATGCTCCCTGAATTCCAGTGGGTACCAGTCCAAGGTAATGTTAATACACAACCTGTAGGTGTTGGAAAGATCGGTAATCTTGGTGGTCGTTTCAACGTATATAGGGACACACGCACAGAAGGTCAAACGATTGGTAACAGTCTTAATACCTCTGCAAATAATGCCCCAGAATACGCGTTGTTAGGTTATAAAGGTCCAGAGTTTTACGACACTGGTATCATCTACTGCCCTTACATTCCAGTAATGGTACAGAGAACAATTGGACCGAATGACTTCGCGCCACGTGTAGGCTTGCTTACACGTTATGGTGTCGTAGACAATATCTTCGGAGCAAATCTCTACTATCACGTTATCATTGTAACAGGACTCGGCGAAGCGTTTACACCAGGTACTAACTCGGTGTACTTCGGCTAATCTTGATATAAGATCTACAAACAGCTTGAGACCTGGTTCATTACGAGCCAGGTCTCATTTTGTTTAATTATAAAATGCTACATAGTATGTATAACATACTATACACATAACCACACCCCATGTTATAAATGTATCCATTATTGCTTAGAAGTCTTAATATGTACAGCTTCAGGATCAATTAGATTAGCAGCATACTTCTCAATTAGATCTTGACTTGAAGCTCTTACAGGGTTAATATCGATACCACCTCTACGAGCATATAAACACATTACTAATAGCTCAGATGGATCAAAAGCATCTTTCAATCTCTTATAGAAGCATTCGCATATCTCTTCATGAAAATGGCACTCATCTCTATACGATACAACATAGTTCTTAATACTATGAGCATCAATAGCAGTCTTTGATTTAATATATATAAATACATCTCCCCAGTCAGGCTGAGAAGTAACACGGCAATTACTCTTTAGTAGACCTGAATAGAACCTTTGTTCTAATTCTCTATCGCGACTAATACCTTCTAACAAACTAGGATCTTCTGTATATTGTGTATATATAAAATCCTTATGATCTTCAAGTAGATCTACATTTTGATAATCTTCAATATCCCACGCATTATTAGGACTATCAACTTTATTATTTACCATATCACCGTCCTGGAATTTAACTTGTACATCGGTCTGTAATATTCTACTTAGATCTTTACTTGCAGTATTTTCAAATGCAAGAACAGCTTTATCTTTATCAGCAGCCATTTTAGTCATATTAAAGGAGTTGAAGTATAACTTAATACTTTTACTTTCAACAATATACTTACTACTACAAGAGTAAATACACTTTACAACACCAGTTACAGGTCGCCCATTATCAAGAAGGAATGAACACTCATATGCATTCCATGTATCAGATCCTACGAAAGGTAAATCATCATCGAATATATTTAAATATACTCGATTATTACTCCGAGGTTCTCTTACAAGCAATCCAGAATCATACGCACTCTTATATTGAGACGTTTGACCTAAATGCTTACTAATTCTACTATTATCTAATTCTTTATTTGCCATAATTATCTACTATATTATAAATTGTTTTCATACGATTATCAACTGATCCATTCAACCTAATTACGTTTATTTCATAATGATCAATTGCTTCTTCAAATAAGTTAACTACTATATCACGGAACTCTTTATCTACGCTACGCACACCGTCATCTACTAAGGGGATGTCAGGTTCTGTATATAGTATAACATCTAATTCACCAATCAATTTCTTAAAGAGATACTCACTATAATTATACACCTCTTTAGATACTTTCTTCATATGATATTGGTATGTAGTATAAATAAATCCATCTAAAATACACCTATCTAATACTACATCTTTACCTTTAAAATCGAAATAATTATACAAATGACTATTAATAGTTAGTAATTGGGTAAATTCATCACCATCTTGATTAATATCCAAGTTATATTTCTTTTTTAACCCTCTAGTTATTTCCGGGACAAAATTAAACTTACGAAATCTTTCTTCAGTTTGCAGTTTTGCGAGTAAAGTAGATTTACCTGTACTTTGAGCTCCTGTAAAACTAATTACCATGACCAATAATATCTTTAAAACAATTAACGTTATATTCTATATCTTCCATTTGTGTATCTGTAACCTCATGATCAATTAAATCAGCTAACATAATTGAAGGCTTTTCATTTAATCCTAGATTACCAGTATATCTAAGTTCCTTAATACCAGCCACCACCGGGTTAGAGGTATCTACTGACCTAATGGTTTTATCCCCTACGTAGTTTTTAAACTCTTTAGCAAATGAACAACCTAATAGATGGTGAGGTTTTTGATTATTCCAAATACCATCTTTCTTTAACTGTTCTATCAATCTACGGCGACCATCACACCATCTTTCTAGTTTAGATTTACCTTTACCGGTTACAATATAATAGCTAAAGTCGAAACTAATTGCTATATAATCAGCATTTTCAGACATATAGTTATAACAATCTACTATTTCATCATATGTCTTACCTTGGATTGCACCTATCTTTAATCCAGGTAGCTTTGTATACTTATTGGTAAACTCATGAAAACTCTTAATAGTCGCATAACCGTCCTCCAATACATCTGGTACAATATAATAAGAAGGTTTTAATTCTTTAACATACTTTGCAAACTTACCTGGTTCAAATGATTCACCAAGTTCAAAAATACTATTATCTAAGAGAACTTCTCTACCTAGTTTAACACTATTTTTAAAATAGTCATAATATTGAGGGTGAGTTTCAAATAGATGAACTAAAGCATAATCATAATCATTATACTCTTTTGATTTATCTAATATACTAATTGGACTTTCATGTGATACTAACATATTATAATTATATAGACAGAAATTGATATATCAAGTAAATATATATATGGCATTTGGACTTAATATAGATTTTAGTGGAATTATTGGTAGCCTTACCGGGAAGATTAGAGGTATAGTTGCTTCTAAAATAAAGGAATTATCTAATAAGGTGAAGACCACTTTAATTAATAAAGTTAATGAGGCAGCAGGTTTTAATTTAACTGGTATGATCGGTACTAGTTTAAATTTAAATTTATCTAAATTAACTGGTGGTATTGATTTTGCAAATGCTTTAAAAGGTTTACCATTTCCTAATTTAGGTAGTTTAAATTTAAATGCTTTATATGGTATAATAGATGAAAATATTGGTGTAAATTTAAATGCTTTTACTAGCAGTATAGTTGCAAAATTTGAAAATATTAGCTTAGATGAACTTTCTTTAAATACCAAATTAACCTCTGTATTGGATACCCAATTAGATAGTATAGGTAGTGAAATAGAAGCAGGTATTATTACTGGTAAAAGTTCAATTGACGCATTAGGTAGTCTAACTAAACTTTCAAATACTAAAATAAGAGATTTTACTATTGATCCCAGTAAACAGTTAGCATTTGTCAATGATTTAGTTGAGCAACAAAAAAATAAAATATTTGATTTATCCTTTAATAGCATTCCAGAATCATCTATTTTCGATAATGAGATTAATAGTTTAAAAGAAGATAGTTTAGAAAGTTTTATAAGTACCCCTAATGCAGATTTTTCGTTTTTTGATAAAAATATTATAGATGAAGCTTCTATTTCAAAAGATGCAGTAGCTGATCAACAGCTTCAAATTACAAATATAACTGAAGTGATACCACCTGTAGCAAGAAATCTTGACATAGAAAATAGATATAATAAAGAAGAGGAAATGTTAGAGTATTTAGAAACATTTAATGATGAATTTAAAGTTGCTGATAATACCGACCCTGTACCAGTAGCACCAACACAAAGGTATGTATCTGTTCGAGATCCAGGTACCGGGGAAGTAATTGGTATTGAAGATCGGGTACAAGGGGTAATACGACCAATATGATTAAATTTAACATTGTAATAAGCGGTATTTAATTTAAATATAAATATAATATGGAAAAAGAATTTAATAGTATATATTTGGGTATAGTAGTTCAAAATAATGACCCTCAAAAAAGAGGTAGGGTTAAAGTATTTGTACCTCATTTATCACCAACTGTATATGAAAATTGGGTAGGTGATAATAAAGATAAATTTTTTAAATCTATTGACGGTAATTTAGAGCCTATAATGGCTAAATTAAAAACTATACTACCATGGGCTGAAGTTAGCTGTCCATTAACAAGTGAAAATACGTCCAAACGTTATAATAATTATACCAATAAAGCCACTGTATCTGATACAAATTCTTTTAATAATTTGAGTAATGATAGTTCAGCTTCTTCTGGAGAAATATATGATCAAAGTATGTTTAGATTAAGTGATGCTTTTAGTGATAATAGTAATAATGTTAATAATATAAATCCATATTCTTTTAATTATAAACCAAATACTTACTCTAATAAAGCAAAAGGCTCGTTTGGTATTCCAAGCGTAGGTGCACATGTATATGTATTTTTTAGAGATGGTAATACCCAATTCCCAGTACTAATAGGTACATCATTTGGTAAAGACGATTGGCAAGGTATATACGATAATGAAGTTGATTACCCAGGTAAATATGAAAATTATGATAGTAGTTCTACTGAAGAAGATTATAACGTACAAACCTATAGGAACAAATATGTTTTAAATCAAAAAGGTGGTACTTTTGAAATAAACAATACTGACCATAATGAAAAAATAAAATTAACCCATTATTCTGGTTCCTTTAAAGAGTTTAATAACAATACTAATTCGGAACTAGCTACTAAAAATAATCAAAAGCTTGTAATTAATGATGAATTTAGCACCGTGAAAGGTTTTAAAAACGAATTTACGGGTAAAAATTATGACGAGGTAATCTTAAGAGATAAATACAAAAAAATTGGTAACTTAAATGAACCTTTTTTCGATGATTGGAAGCAAGCTTTTTCAGTTATACAAGATAAAAAACAATTATTTGATATAAAGAGAGCTGAAAATAATAATATCAAATCTAATGGTGATATAATTTTAAAAGTTAATAGTATCGATCAAACCCGATCCGGTGGCTTTGCTGATTTTCCTGTAACGAAAACAAATGAATACCCTGCTGTAAATAATATAAATACATTTGCCGGGAGTGGTTACCCTAATTTAAATATTTCATCATCAGTCGCGACAGCCGGAGGGGCAGGTACACCTCTATTTGATAAAAACCTCGGTATACTGTCACTCGCTCCACCACTTGCAATTGAACCTAAAGAAGCTGCAAACTTTATTATCGGTACTACACCCGAAGATTGGCCTAGTGAATCTGGTAAATCATTTGTTAATGGAGATGGTAAGAGTCCATCGACTCAAGACGGGGATTGGTCACCGGAAAATAAAAATTTAGGTGATGAGATTTTAGCTATACAAGCTGATTTAATGTTCAAAGAAAAGGATTTTGGTCTCGGTGGTAGTGAAATAATAGAAATAAGTAAAAATAAATTAGAAAATATTGGAACCGTAATGAATGATTACGGCAGTATAAGATTAGACCCAATTGGTAAATTAATTAATAACGAAGTACTTGTAGGTAATCAAGCCACTTATACGAATAGTGATTCAGGGCCGCTACTCGAGTATGTCGATGTTCAAGATTTACCTGGTGGTACATACAATTTAAATGTTAATAATAGATATAATGTTATGGTAGGGGCTGGTGGTATAAATTTAAAGTCATATGGACCAACTAATATATCAGGCAGTATCACAAATATTGCAGGTCAACAAGTTAACATTGGTTCTGAAAATGAAGTTAATATAGATGCCAAAGTAATTAATATAAGTGCAGAAATTTTAAAATTACGCAATAAAAATCAAAGACAAGTTTTAGTTGATAGTGGTTTAGGGGTAAGTAAAAATGTTGTCATCGGTGGTGGTTTGTCGGTAGAGGGTGAAACATACTTACAACATGTTACTGCACCGGCAGAAACACAAATAACAAATACTACGCAAACTTTAGGACAAACAGTGTTGGGTGAAATTATGGGAACTGTCTTGATAGCTGGTGTAACTTATCCTGTCTTAGGCAACGGCGCGCCGGATACAATTGCAACATACCCACATACACATACGTTTCAAAATTTACCATTAACATTGACTGATTCAAATGAAAGTACTCGTATATCAGCAAAAAATCAAGGTATTAATAGTACAAATAGAGTAATTGCAACTCCTCAATTTAATACACAAAAAGATGGTATTCAAGTTGAGTCATATACATCCGAAGCAAAAGGGCTAGCCGCCCCATAGACAGGCTGGTACTTTAGAAGAAGAATAACAATAGTTATAACCCATATTAAATATTATAGAAGATGATGAGATTTACAGATTATGTAGTTAGCAATAGTATCACCAATAATTTATCTGATGATAAATATGATGTTGGTAGCCCCTTCAATTTTATCGAATATTTAAATTATATTAAACTTATTGATACAAATGATTTTGAAAATTTTAAACTGTATAAAAAATATTTAAATAAGTGGCAAGAAACTAATTTTGAAAACAATAAAGATAATTCTATTAATATAAAAACAATTTATTTAAATTTTTTCAATGATTTAACTTTAAAATATTCAACTGAAGAACAAAGAAGATTTTTTAATACTGTAGATTTTTATGATGACGGTTCATTATCAAAAATTATTCCTTTCTACAGGTCTAAAATAGTTGAAATTTTAAATTACTATAGAGAAAAAAGAAATACATTTCAAAGAGAATTAAGAGAAAAACAAGGTAAAGGAAGTAATTTTAGTGTTAAAGATCAAATAAAAAATAATATTGCTAATTTTTTTATTAGTCCTGATTATACTGGTAATATAGTTTCTTTGTCTTCTTTAAGGATAGATGTCGAATTAGGTTATGATACCTTTAATGATTATTTTGATATAAATCCTGAAACTGTAGACTCAAATGAAACTTATATTACCAATGATATAAATGTAAATGCTTTCTTAGATTTAGATAGGGCTTTAGTACAAGTTTTAAATAATAATAAAATTTCTCTTTCTGAATTAAACCCTTATAAATTAGTTGTCGAGTTCAATGAAGTTAATACAAGTCTATTACGTAGTGATGATTTTATCGATTATAAAATTACAAATAATACTGATACATATAGAGTTCTATTTGAAGCTGAATTATCAGAGCATTTAGTAGGTACAGATTATTATTATTTGAGCACTACAAATACAGGTTTTGTATCGGGTAAATTATTTGAAGCCAAAAATAAAGCAAAAAATTTATTTAATATCAATTTTCCATCTGTTTTAGCCAAAGAAAAGGTTCCTTTAGAATTTGAAAGAAGCGTAGGTTTATTTTTTAATCCAACTAAATTTTCAATTTTAAAAGTTGATGGGGAATTTATAAAGAAAATTAAACCCCAATTGATTGAAAATTATGTTTACATATTTCCTGACCCAAGTGTATACGGTGACGTGGTTAATTTAAGTAATACAAAGAGAAAAAATCCTTATAATTTTTACTTTGATCAAAATAGTTATAAAAATATTTCATCATCTTCATCAAGAAATACAGTAAAATCAGATGAAAGAAGTCATTATTTCCATTCATACCAATCGGTCGAAAATAGAAGAATCAATATTACCAATAAAGGTGTATTTTCAGATTCAATAACTGATTTAATGAATTATGGTTCAGTTAATAAAATTGAAACCGACATATATGGTAATGAATATTTTCAACTAATACCAGATAAAGGTGTAATAAGAAATACATCCGATATTGATATCGTACAAGATTCAGTTTTTGATTCAGGCAATACAATTGATATAACTGAAAATCGATACGGGGACGTTGAACCTTTAAAAGGGTTTTATAATAAACTTAATTGTACTAAGCAAGTTTATATTAAAGATGCTGTTACAAAATCATTAGTACCGTTGGCTAATTCAAATTTTAATCAGATTTATAATAAGTTTGCTTTTAATAATACTTTATATAGTGAAATAACAGGTAACAGTATATTAGATATTAATGTGTATGAAGATACATATAGTATAGATCTAAGTTCTTTTTCAATTATAGATTCATTTAAATATGACGGTAATTATATAGAACAGGTAAGTTCACCATTAATAATTGAAAAAGATAATTCTCATCCTAATTTATCTTATATTACCAAAGACTGCTTTAATAATGGTTCAGTATATAAATTTAATATCAGCTTATCTGGGGTTAGTACATCAAATATTTTTACTTATCAATTATATAAATTTGATACAAATAAGAAAATACTAGAGGAAATTTGCACACTAAATACTGAAACGTCAACATTTTTTATAGATAATTTTAATTTTAATTCAAGTACTAATAATAAAACAATAACAAAATTAGTTTATAGTGATTTAAATTATAATAGCTATGATGACTCATTTATTTTAACCACTACATTTGAAGATGAATTTAAATCATTAGTTTTACACCATTTAAATTATAAAATTATTAACAATAAAATTTCTATTATTACTAATGATATATTTACGAATTTTAATAATACTGCAATAACTACAACAAGAAATTATGTTACTAATCAGTCTCTACGATCGAATGTTTATAGCTTTTTAAGCGGTTCAGGTGACTTAATTTTACCATCCCTTTCATTTCCAATAGAGAATTTTTCTAGGACAGTTACGTTAGCTTATTCAGGTTCAGTTTTTGTAAACTTTGATACCCGAAATGTTGTTCAAACATTAGACGGTATGAGTTTATATAAAGCAGAAATAGATTATGGAGATAATGCTACTGAAACAGTGTATTCGAAATTTCAAACCTCTACTGACACTTTAAATTTAACTAATTTTAATCATAATTATTCTTCATTTAATAATACAGTATCATCCACCGGTTCAATAAAATTATATTATGAAAACGGAGGCATTACTACTTTAAATTTAGAAGTTATAAAATTAATTTCTGATCTAGCACCTCTCGAAATAAAAGCTATTAACGGTCAAAAGACAAATAATGGTAAATTTGTTTTAAATTTAGTTGATAATACTAATACCTTATACAACTTTATTAGGTCGCGTTCATCCTAAAATAAATATTATCATGGCTATAAAATTAAATATAATAGAAACAAAAAAAGATATAACCCAAGAAGGTATTATATACAGGGATATAAATCTTGATGTTAAAACTGGTATCGTTAGAGGGGATGACGCTAATAGCCCAGCAAATCTAAAAGATTTAAATACGTCAGTAAATTTTGAAGCTATTAAAAATTCTTTAATAAATTTAATTACCACCTTTCCCGGTCAAAAAATTTTAAATCCAGAATTTGGTATGAACTTTGGAGACTTACTATTTTTACCGGTATCTAAAGCAAGAGCTAGAGTGATAGGGGAGACTATTAGTAATACTTTTGTTGGTTTTGAGCCAAGGATTGAAATAACAGAAATTGAGGTAGTATCGGATGTTGAAGTACAAGAGTATGAATTAAACATTACGTTAAATATACCTGAGTTTAATAATAATCCTCTAAATATAAAAGGTAGACTAAACAAATCTGGTTTTTATAGTTACTAATTAAATATATTTATGGCAGAGAAAAATTTAACTGATTTTAGTTTATCGAGAGATAGTTATGCTGCTTTTGATGCGAAATCGCTAAAAGAATTAATTCAAACGAGATTAAATGACGGGGGTATTTATACCGATCAGTCGTTTGAAGGTAGTAATATGTCGTCTATAGTAGATGTTATAGCATATAGTTACCATTTACTTTTATTTTATTTAAATCAGACTTCTTCAGATGCAATGTTTACCGATACCAGCATATATGAAAATATGAATAGGATTGTTAAATTAATTGACTACAAACCTAGAGGTTACCAAACTTCATTACTTGCATTTGATTTAAAAGCAAGTAGCTTATTACCAATTGATACATATACTATTAAAAGATATAGCTATTTCTTAGCTGGTGGTCTTTATTATTCATTTGTAGATGATAGCACGTTTAACAAGACAGTTAAAGGTGATCAATCTTTAGCAAACTTTTCAAGTGAAAATATATTAAGAGAAGGTCAATACTTTGAATACCCTGAAATTATAGCTTTAGGGGAGAATTTTGAAACCATACCATTAGCACTTCAAAGTAATGACGATAATGTAACAGTAAACATAGATAGTGGTTCGATTGATATATATGTGCAAGATAGTAATACTAAGCAAATAATTGAATTTACTGAAACAACTAGTTTATTTTTAGAAAATTCAGATTCCACTGTCTATGAAAAAAGATTAAATGAAAATGGTTTATACGAATTTAAATTTGGTAATGGTGTCTTTGGTAAAAAATTAAATGAAGGAGATTCAGTTTATATCTATTATATAAAATCTTCGGGAGATGCCGGGGTTATATCACCTGGTGTACTCGATGGTAATAATTTAAATTTATATATTACACCTCGATTTGATTTAATTAGCCGTAACATTTATAATGCTACATTTAATTTTATTGATGTACAAGAAATACAATACCTAGCGTTTAATAATACTTTACAATCGACTACACCAGTAGATATAGAAGATGTTGATAGTATAAGAGCTAATGCATCTAAAAACTTTCAACTACAAAATAGGGTTATAACTTTAAAAGATTATAATGATTTTTTAGATGCTAATTTCTCTCAAATACTTAAGTCGTTTAGTGTATCAAATAATGACGAATATGTTGACCAATATTTAAATTATTTTTTAAATATCGGTTTAAATAGACCTAATGATGATAGTAGAGTACTTTTTAACCAAGTTAATTTTAATTCTATAAATCAAGCAAATAACATATACTTATTTTTAGTTTCAAAATTTAATAATGTAGATGCAAATAATAATTTATCCTTTTTATCTACATCTCAAAAATCTTCCATTATAAATACTTTTAAAGAAAAGCAACAAGCAAATATTAATCTAGTACCTGTCGACCCAGTTTACACAGCTTTTGATCTTGGAGTTAGATCAGGTGTTAATGAAACTATAACGAAAGATATAGCAGAAGAATCATTTTTAGTTATAAAAAGAAACGTTTTAAGTAACACCAGTACTGAAGCTTTAAGAGAACGGATTAATAATATATTTATAAATTATTTCGAAAGCTTAAATTTAAATGATTTGGTGAGCCTTAAAGATATAAGCAATCAAATATTCGGTATTGACGGGGTTGAAAGCGTAATTACAAGACGTATTATTAACTCCACGACAATAAATGAAGTTGATGGTATAAGTCTTGTTGTTTATAATCCTATTTACCCTGATAATGATATTAGAATTATTGGCAGCGATTTAAAGTTACCATTTTTCAAGTATCCATATTTATCAGATAAATCAATACTAGCTAATATAATCATAGAGAACACATAGAATGTCTTACAGCTTTAATAAAGATTATAGTACATTATCAGGTATCAGCATACCTTTAAATATCTATAATAGTAATAAAAACCAGGTATTAGGAACTGTGATACCGACGTCGCAAAGTTCTATATATACCGGTGAATTAGGTGGAGTATATGCAGTACCTGATTTTTTAACTGCAGATTCGACAATTTCTGATACAGACTTTTTTATTGATTTCGGAGACGGTACTATAATTGAAAATAATTTATCAGCCTTCCATACTTATATAACTTCTGGTAACTATCCGATTACTTTGGTAGTAACAAATAGCGCTGGTAGTTTTTTCAGAAGCAATAATAGTTACATAGTTAATATAACTGACCCAGTACCGGATAAAATTTATATAACCAATGATGGTGATAAAGTCCCACAACAAAATGCAAGTGAAAGTACTGTTAAATTTTATATAACGAGATTTAATAATATAGTAACATCAAGAGATTTATCAGCAAACAATTATAGAATTAAATTAAGTGTTGATGGTAATTCTTCAAAATTGCAACAAGAAGAAGATTATTTGGAAAATGAAAACTTTCAATACCAACAAAGAAGTTTCTTTTTTACTGCTCCTAATGAAAACTTTAAAGTAATTAGTAATGTTGAAACTACTAGTGATTTTATTTATGGTAGGTTAGATGAATCTGATAACCTGATATTATCAACGCTTTCAGCTAGTAATACTATACTTGTTGGTACATCAGGCTTTGGGTCATTTAGATATTTTGAACCTACTTTTGTTACTTAGTAAAAATTATATTTTTTTAAGTTTTTCTATTTCTTTACCGAGCCTTTTTACCTCTTCAATTAGTATTGGTATTAAACTAATATAATCTACAGATAGGTAACCTTCATTATTCTCTCTCACTAAACTGTCATCTAACTTGTATAAATCTTGAGCTATAATACCTTTACCTTTACCGGTTTTTTTGGATCTATCATTCCAATCAAACTCATAACCAGTTAAATTGCTTACAAAATTTTCCGAGTCTATAGGTGATAAATTATTTTTTAATCTACTATCTGATGTACTGAACGCAATGATATCACCGGTACTATTAATAGTACCATTAACTTGTAAACCAGTTGTTGTTAATAAAGCACCGACACCAACAGTACCGTTAACAGATAGAGTACCATCAATTGCAGTATTTTTTAAATTAGTAGTACCTAAAGTTGAAGTACCTGTTACTGTTAATGTGTTAAGTAAACTTAGAGGCCCGTTAAATGTACCACAACCAGTAAATCTATAATTACCCGCTGTTAAACCATTAGTAGTGGTGTCTCCACATGTGCTAATACTACCATCAAAAGCTCCTGCACCTTTTACGCATAAATTACCATTTGTAGTTAGGTCACCACCAGCAGTTACATTACAACTTACTACTAAAGAACTATCAAATGAAGAATTATTACCGGTCGAGCCTAGTGTTAATGCTGTGCTACAACCAAAACCATCGGTAATTAAAGTGCCGGTTCCAATTGGACTGCTATTAAAGGTTTTTAATAAACCAGGGTATGTTGTATTGATGTTTTTTCCTTGTAAAGTTGCCATTATTTTTCCTCCAATATTTTAATTCTATTATTTAAACCTTTTACCTCTTCAATTAAAAAAGGTATTAGCTTTATGTAGTCGACAGATAAATACCCGTCTGCTCTTTTCTTAACTAATGTAGGAGCTACTTTTTCAACTTCTTGAGCTATAACACCGTAATCGTGACCTTCTCTATCTGTTTTATCATTCCAATCAAATTCGTAACCATTTATACTATTAATAACATTATTTGAATCAGTAATTTTTATGATGTTATTTTTTAAGTTTCTATCGGATGAATGGAATGCAATAATATCAGCTTTTGATCGAATATTACCTTGAGCTTCTATAATACCGCAAACGTTTAAAGTGCCACCTGCAACTAGCGCTCCACCGTTAAAGGTTGCACATCCATGTAAAGTAGAAGTAGTACAAACTTCTAATGTACTACAAAGCAATGCAGCACCAACTAAGGTACTAGTAGTATCGACCTTCAACGACGTTAAACATGAAAGCCCGCATAAATTATTGACCCCGCTACCACTATCAGACTTTACGAAAATATTATCATCAATACACGCACCACCATTGCAAACCTCTAAAAGGTTTGCAGCCACTCCGGCTCCACCTGCTCTATCACCTTCAATACATGTAGGACCAAAAATCTTAGCTCCGGCTAAGTTTTGACCAATTGCTAATGAAGCTAAATTACCACTACCGTCACTTAATCTAGCTAAAGCACTAGGTGAGGCAGTACCTCTATTGTTATTTTTAAAAATAGCATTAAGAGTTCTATTACCTCCTTGGACTGTTGGTATAAATTGGTTGTCCGCAACCTTTATAAGTGATGGGTAAGTAAATGCTACTATTTCACCCGCTAAACCTGTAATCTCTGTTGCCATATTATTATTTATCTAATAGTACTGTCTTTAAAAGAGGTATTCTTTCTCCAAGTCTTATTGTTTTTACAGATTCAATTACTTTACTTTGATAATTAAAAATATTAGTTATTATTCTGTTTAAAGTATTACCATTTAAAGTTTCATTAATACCAGCAAAAAACTGCTTTTGGTCAGTTAAACTTAATATTTTTTTGTCTTCAAAACTTAATTCTAAAAATTCCTTAAACCTTAGATAACCATCAGTTTCAACGGTATCAAACTGTGCTAGTAATTGTTTGTTTAAATTTTTACTTAGTAAATTTAAATTAAATAAATGCCTGTAAATCGTCGAATTTAGTGTTATATTATTAAAATATTCGTTTTTTATAAATATTTCGCTTTTTTTGTAAAAATTAGGTCTTGTTGTATTTAACATTGAAATATAATCATTATTTTCATTAAAACTAAATACTCTTCTATTAGACCACAACAATACTTTATCTGTTAAATTATTATCATCCCCAATAATATTTAAACCATTACCAGCTAACGTAAACTTATCAAAATCAGGTAACTTATCCCATGTTTCTTCATAAGCAGAAAATCTACTAAATATTGTATTCCATAAAGCTAGCGAATCAAATTCTATATTAATTGTAAATCGTTCAATATTTTTACTCTGCGTATTGACAAAATATTTATATACGTTTTTAGTGGTCTGTAAATAGTATATATTGCTATCGTTTTCAGAAAAAACTATTTTACTGGGTTGTTCAAAAAATCCTATTAAAGGTATACTAAATTCGAACGGGTTGCTCGTTAGAGTGTACCTATCAACTTCAACAAAATTATTAGCGTTTAACACTAATACTGTATATGTATTAGTTAGTATATATAATAAATCAAAAGTATTATTATACGTCATACTTACAAACTCATTTTCTTCAAATAATTGAGTATTACCATATTTGATTTTATATACGAACTTATCACTAAACTTTTTAATAGTTTTTTCTATTTGGTCATATATAAAAATATTTTTATTACCATATTCAATATATGTATTATCTGTAAAATTGGTTACATCATTACCTTGGGCACCAATTGTTTCTATTAGTTTAAATTTTCTGATTCCCGTTCTATCTTTATTAGTTATGGTTTTGGTTTCAGCTTTATAAATTTGATTTCTACCTCTATCATTTATATAAAGAATGCTATTTTGTTTATCAGCTGCTATAGATGTAATATCTTTAAAGGTAATTTGATTATCGATACCAATTCCATTTGCACTTAAAACAAAATCAAACATTGTATCTTTATTATCTAATTGATAAGCATATAAAAATGAACTAGTTGAGACAAATAATGTATATTCATCTACCGCTTTAGTACTTTTTATTGTTACAGTATTAAGTTTTTTAACGTCAACAAATTGATGGTTATACCCTGATAATGGGACTAAACCAGAATCACTTTGAAAATTAGTACGGCCACCGCTACCACCAGAAATAAACCTAACATCAGAAGATACCCACTGCCATATTGTACCTTGGTCTGAGGCAGATAAAACTGCATAAGATTTAAACTCAGTTGGTATCAGCGGGTCATTAATGTTACTAAATCTAAATAAGTCGATAAAATTTTCATACATTAAATTTAATTTAAAATTGATTGAATTTTTATTAATTAACTCATTTGGTTTGAATAATACATCATCCAATGTATATGATGTATCTAATTCTGTAAAAATCGTTCTATCGAAAAACTTTGTCGAACCAACAATATCGGTATATACCCCCTCGACGACAGTTAATTTATCTTTTTGAAGATTTTTTGTCTTGTAAAAACTTTCTCCATCGTAATTATAATAACCGATATATTTGGAACCTAAAAATGTAAAATCATTTCCATTAGTATATCCTATTTTTTTTGATGTAGTAATAGATTTATACTCATCGCTAGATGTATTGTTTAAATCTTGACCTATATAAAATTTTGTTGCTATATCATTAACTGCCATATTTTTAATCCACGTTATAAATTAATTTTTGTTGTGAAGGGGTAGAAATTTCTACTGAACTTTGCAAGTACTCTACTAATTGTTTTTTAATATCATTATTTATATCAATATCTTTAATGTTAACCTTAATATGATTACTGGTATTACCTGGGATATTATAGGTAAATAAAGTATCAATTTCTTCATTACTGTTTCTGGTACCGCTTGGCACTCTAAAATATAGCGGGTCGATCGATTTAGTTTGCAGTTCTAAATAATTTATTAAACTCAGGTTAAACGATGTATTATGTACTTTTAAATTTTTCAAAGTACCACCTGAACTATTATAAGAAGTATCTTTTATTATATTATCTATTGGTGTATTTCGTATATTTTGACTATTAATAAATAACTCAGGGTATATTATTCTTTCTATAGGTATTAAATTCGGATTAAAACTTATACTCCCAATTATTATACCATTATTATAAAGTTGAATTTTACCTGCATTTAAATCTAAATCAAGATTAAAGTAATTTTTTATTGAAACATTAGGTACCCTAAATATTATCTCAACGTTGGTAACATCTTCAGTTATTATTGGTACAAGTTCACCATCCCAACCACTCAACGGTGCACCGGGGTGACTCCAAGTAAAGGAAGCATACCCAGTAGCAGATAGAGGAGGACCAGCTCGATCCCAACGTTCTGTTAAAGTTTTAATATCAAGTAATGAATTAAGATTAAACTTAAATATTAGCTGATCTCTATAACTGCTATATTTTTGATCCACTGCATAGTAATTTATAGGATTAAAGAGAGGTGTATTATTACTTAACAGTTCAAATTTAGTAGTAAAACTACTATTGAAATTAATAATAGAATTAAACTCATCAATTTCAACTCTTCTGTATTTGTATATACCTTTAGGGTACTGACTAGTTAGTGATTCGGTTGCATTGACTAATTGTGTGACCGGAATAGCTTCGTTAGCTACATATACTGTACGCTTAGTAGTATTGACACCTGTTAATATTAAGGTGTTAGTCGTTTCAATAGTACCGGTATTAGCGTTTATCTTATCTATTACGATATTAGAAGATAAATCTCTTGCAAATGACATTATTTTTAATTCTTTATTTTCTTCTAAAAAGTCAATCTTATAACCTGTATGTACTGTTTCACTAAGTTGAAAAGCTGATAATTTAAATCGTTCCGGTGTAAATTCTTGCAAAAAGCCTTGCCCTGCGGATACATTCACATACTGGACAAATAATCTATCGCCAACTGAATTAATATCATAAATTCTACTATTAATACTATCTAAAATTGGATCTTCTTTATCAGATAAGGCTAAATTATCGAAAATAATCCTAGCTTTACCGTCTTGTATAAAGTCGAAAAATTGCAAAAAGGAACCATTGAAGTCACTGTCCCCAGTAGCTGATCTAATAAGTGACATATAACCTGCATCAAAAGATTGCCCTTTTATAATACCGGCTGACTGTGCAGATAGACCAAGCTCTTTGTCGGTGACTCCGCTTAAGTCAGCTGATAAAGAAGGACTATTTAAAAAAGCTTCTGCTGGTATATTCTGTCTAGCTATAAATCTATCATTAGTGTCTAATGAGCATGCAACATTTTCATTTAGTTTTTTCGGTTCTGTACCTATTAGATATCTATAACTACCGGTTAGTCCAGGTATAATACTATGAAGCGATGCAGATAGCGGATTACTTTTATACTGACCCTGTAAAGATAAATTTTCAGTCGGTACAAGATTATTTAAATCTAAATCTACAATAAAATTTTCTGTAAGATACTGATTTGTTATTATGAATATATTATTATAACCGTGATAGGTTCTACTCTTATAACCCTTTATAATTTCTAATATTATATCACTAGTAAAACCATCAACAACTGGAGTTCTTTCATTTAATGTTTCACCAAAGAAATTAGTTTTAATTATTTTATTATCACAAACTAAAACTATATTATTATTTTGTTCTAAATATAAAACATCAATAATATTGTCTGTACTATCATATTTGTTTGTTCTCAATAATTTTAAATTATTATCATAAATATGCAGCTCATTACCCTGCGGGATAAAAATAAATGGTGTAAAATAGTGGTTATTTCTAAATGTAAACCCATCCTCATACAGGTTACCAAAAAGTTGAAATGAATTAAGAGACGATAATGTATCTAATTCTAACTCAAACCCAATATTAAAATCCCTATTTGGTATGGCTTCTATGTCTATATTATCAAAACCTTTAATTGTATTAAGATCAACTTGATTTATATTCTGTAATTGTACTGATGATGTTTGGATTGTAAAGGAATCTACCAATAATTTATCACTTTGTGAATCAATAAAAGTGTCAATTTGCTTTTTATTGATACGTTGATAACCGTAAGAAGCACTTGGTTCAAAAGTCAGATTACTTTTTAAATCAAAGTAAATTGAATCTGTTTGATTATCTTCAAAATGTTTAGCAGCTTGAGTCGAATTATTAAATTGATTTAATTCACCAGAAAATGGTAAAGTATACGAATTTTCTTTTGGTAAATAATATCTATCAAACCACACACCTTTTTGAATACCATCACCTTTTAACCAAGTACATAAATAATCTCCAAATATATCATTATCTTCTATACTGTTTATAGTCTCAAAACCAAATAAATCACCGCTTTGTAATACAAATAAACTTACATCGTTTTCCAATACTAAAAACTCTTCATCTTCAATAAAGCTACTTTGTAAATTATTTTTATTTTTATCAGTAAGTTTAAAGACTTTATCACTAAAATAAGGGTTTGATGCTGCAAAAGAACCATTTAAAGCTAGACCTGTATCATTAATATTAATTTTTCTAAAGGGGAATAAATTATCTGGTAAAGTAAATTGTGTATAACCTTTAGAACCAATTTTATATTCTTTATCGAAAAATGTATAGTTTAAAGATATATTATCATAATCTTTTTCTTTACTGGTTTGATTTGTAAAATTTTGATACTCTCTGCCTCTATATTCTAAATTATCGTCTCTATTTTCTAATGGTCCCCCATATGTAACATTATTGTCAGAAATATGATTTTTTAAATTAAAGAAATTTAAATTAGCAAAAGTTTTATCTGCACTAATAATATTTGAATAGGTATAATAAGTCAAGAAATCATAATTAATACCACTAAGTGTGTCCTCAGAAAGTTTATTACCTTCATTGTAATCGTAATATACAAACTGGTCTATATTATTAGTGTTTAATAAATTAAGTTCATTATCTACTCTTATCGTACCATTACGTATAGTATTAGGATTAAGACCGCTTAATCCTAAAGTAGGTATAATTGTTGAAAGGGTTTTGGTTATAAATACATTTCCATCAGTCGCGTTTGTTGAAATCGCCCTTACATTAGTAGTAAGAATTGTTGTAATTGTTGTTACAATATTATTATCTTTATAAAGTCTTAATGCATTACTATTTGCGTCGTAAAAATAATTAAAATAGTAATTAGCAGTTAATGGGATCTGGGTCGGGTTTAAAAATTTAAATATTAAATTCTCAGCACCACCAGCAAACATAAATTTAGGCACTTTACCATCGAATAATGAAACTGTACAAAAATTATTATCTATGAAATCTACTAAAAATTTATCACTAAAAGTCCGTGCAAGCTTAATAGAGGATAAATCTATATCAAAAATTATTATTGAATCTTTATCATCTCTTGAAGTTATAACTTGTGTAAAAAAGCCAGCACTTACTGAATTTTGTGTACTTTTAAAAACTAACCTTGTGTTTAAGTCTTGTGTATCTATTTTATTTGATAATGTAAATATATCATTAGAATTTTTATTTGTTATTAAATTATTGACTGTATAATTTTTTACAAAACTATCATTAGCACTTTTATTAATATTATAAGTTAATAGGTTAAGGCCTTGTAAGGTGAATTTATCTTGATTAATAAATTCTATCTTATTATCCTCATCTTTAAAATAGATAGGTGTAAAAGCACTTAAATCGTGATATGTAGCTGATAAAGACATTTATTAATATTTATAATGAAAATTATATATCAATTTCCATATACATGTATTTAAAACATAAGTACAATAATTCAATTAAATTAATTTAGTTCCAGAATATATATCTTTAAGCAATATTTCATCAATACTATTGTTAATTGCACTTAATGATGTTATATCACTAGTAGAGTTTATATTAGAATCATCATAAAATGCAAATAAATTACTATCGTTAGTAGTTGAAATATAACTATAAAATGTATAATATTTTAATATTTCATCGGTCGATATACCATCAACTTCATTTAAAATTCTGAAACCATCTTGTAGTACTAAATTATTACCTGTAATATCTAACATGTATGTAAAATTAGCAATTTCTTTAGGTAATACTAATCCCCAACCCCAATTTTTATTATATGATGATATTTGAAAAGTTTTATTAGGTCCTAAATATCTAAAACCAAATGAACTTGTTGGATCAGTATTAAGCATTATATACCTTTTACTAAATTTTTCATAAGCAACTATTGGTTTAAAATTATCTCCACCAGAAAGAGTATCGGAAAGTTTTACTTCAGTTCCAAGATTTTTACCCCTACCGGTATTAGGTCTATTTTTATTGTCAAAATCTTGATTAAAATTATTTTTTATAGGTATTAGTTTAGAACGATTAACACTAAAAAAGTCAACAATTCGCTTTAAACTTGCTGGGTATGCGTTTGAAAATTTATTTACATTACTATCAATCAATTTTAAATTACTAATTAAATTATCTACATTAGCATAATCTATATCACCTGAATTTAAAAGGTAATTAGATATTTTTTCGTAAACTTTAACACCTAAAGTATTAGGGTTCTTTTCATCCCCTACAATCTGACCTATTATATCAATAAAGAATTTAGGGTTATTTTTTAAATTTGGTTGATAAAGGTAATCTAAAAAGTTTTGTTTTTGATTATTATCTTCATTTATTTTACGAAACTCTTTAGTATTTCCACTAGAAACTATATTAAATGTAGTACTTTCACCGGAGAGAGGACGTGCATCTGAATTTGCTTTTGCAATAACTTTAAGATTATTACCAATACCATTATAACTGAAAGCTCCTTTAAAAAACCCACCCGATGAAGAAGAAAGTAATCCAAAATCACTAGAAATTGTAGCTGCTAACGTATTATTGAAACTATCAACTAAATCTACTTTTATAGTATTGTCTTCAAAAATACCATCTCCTAAATTTAAAATATTAACGTATTTAGCTGGGTAATCAGTTAAAGTTTTAACCCTGACAGTAAAATATATAATTTGATTTGAAAAATAATTTTTATCAAAATTGAATGTTTGATCATCGTAACCATACCCATCGATACCTGTGGTAGAAAATTTCAATTGACCCATACCACTAAGGGGAGTAAGAGGGGCATTATTTCGAATCGTAAGTCTAGCCGCGGCTGTAATTTGATTTACTACAGGTAAATTATTTCGAGGTAAATTATAATATTCTCTTTCTGGGTCAATTACTGCAGTTGTATCAAAATTTGCAAATATATTAATTTCGTTAGCCATTTATAATATTTATAATCAGCACTGAAATCTATAGAAAAAACTATTAGTTAACATAAATATAAATATATTATGGCAAAGAAATTCTTAAATTTAATAGAAAATATTCAAAAACAGATGAATAGCGGCTTCACTACCGGTGGTTTAGTTAAATTAGCTAGTGATTATAAATCTAAAGAGGGTTATAAGAATCAAAATAAAGAACAGCAAAAATATATTGCTGATTATTTTAATTCAAATGGTAATTATAAAGTAAAAAATATATCTACTGAATACCCTTCATCGGCACCAGGTAACAGTGATAATAGGGGGAATTTTTTCTATATTACTGTTGCAAAGGAATTAGCTAATGGTTTAACAGATCAGCAAGGTCAAGTTACGGTCACGAGTGATATGCTTGAACCTATTGATGCCGATATCAATAGGACGCCAGTTGACCCTGATACAGTATACGACAACAAGGTACAAATTGATCCAAAAGAAGCAGAAGAGAATGAAGAGCAACAACAAACAATGACACAACAAGGGGATAGCCTTAAAAAGACAAACCTCTCCAACGCACGTCAAAATACTAAGATTCCTTCATCCCCAGCGACTAAATCACCCGCAGTTAATGAAAGTTATACTTCGCAGTATATACCAATTAAAGGTTAATTTTATGAAAAATAAGGACACTCAACTAATAGAAGAAGCCTACACACAAGTGCAAGAAGGTTTCGGTGACGTTGCTAAAAGCGGTGCTAAAATGGCTGGTAAAACGATTGGTAAAGTTGGATTAGCAGCAACTGGAGTAGCAGCAAAAACCGCCGGTATCGGACTTGATGGTTTAATGAAAGCTTTAAACTACCTTACATCAGAGCAGCTTCAAAAACTTGGACAAGCTGCTTTAAATAAAGCAGATCAAATAAAGATTAGCGACGAAGAAAATTGCTAATTCTAGATATCGATACTATCTTGATCTGATTTTTCAGATTTAGAATTAGCAATTCTCTCTAGTTTCTTTTTCGCACCGTATACTTTAGCAGCTCTACCTCCTACAACAGCTAACTTAGTTGCTGGCCTTGCGAGTTTACCTAATTTACGGAATTTTAATATTTTAATTACATCTGCAAATGGTATTAAAGATATAGCGGATATACCAGCGTTAACTATATGTTCTTTAGCTATATCATTCTCTTTTTTTGCTAAAGCTAATCCGGATCTGAGTGCAGATATTACGACATTTACTGTGTCTGCGGCAGGGCCGACACCTAATATAGGATCTAGACCAAGTACATCAAGAGCTGTTTGAAGATTGTCAACTGCATTGCGTTTTCTTCTTTCTTCACAAACTACATCATATTGTTCAGCTATTAGGTTTAAATCATGTTTCATTTAATTATTTAATTAAATCTTCTCGAGATTGACCCAGCATGCAAACGCATTAATCTCTTTATCTAATACAAATACGTCTTTATACATATGATCTGAAATAGTAACTATATATTGACGTTTTTTATTATCATCTAAACTAGAAGCGTATACATAATTTAAGTACTGCTTCATTAAGTTATGGTAATCACCCTGAAACTCGTTTTCATTTTCAATTAGATACTTTCTTAGCTTTAAAGAATCTTTAGATATAATGTGCTTATGTATAACAATAACTATATCTTTACTATCTACACTATGGTCAATTGTAAAGATATTACTAATAGTAGCTTTTTGAATACTATTTAATACTTTACGAATATCAGGGTAACTTTGTTTAATTACATTCACAAAATTAGGTTTCTGATCAGTTTCAATCTTAATACCTTCCTGCTTCACTATTTCAACAACTCTTTTAACTACATCATCAAACGGAGGCATTAAGTCGAAGAATTGTGTTCTACTTTGAATAGCAGGTATAATTTTATGCTTATAATTTGCTGTAAGTATAAACCGAGTCATACCACTATATTCTTCCATTGTATTACGTAGTGCGCGTTGCCCGTCGAGGGTAATACCATCAGCCTCATCTAAGATGACTACTTTATGTTTCCCATCAAGAGACTTAGTCTGACTAAAGCCAACTACCTTAGAGCGTATCGTATCAATACCATTTTCATCAGAAGCATTAATATAAAGGTATTGACACTGTAAAATATCATTTACTAATATTCTAGCTAATGTAGTTTTACCTAAACCAGGTGTACCAACAAAAAGCAGATTTGGTATCTCTTCAGTAATAGATTCAAAATACTTTCTATTACTATCAGATAATACCAAATCTGATAACGTTTTAGGTCTATACTTTTCTACGTATAATTTATTAAACATTATTTTTTCTTTTTTGATGGCTTTGTAACAGTTACTGTTACCGTCTTTCTCACCTTCGCATTACCGACTCTTCTTTCGGTTATCTTTTGTCTTGTTACTTTTCCCATAATTAATTATATCAGAGTTCCTTTTTTTATTACCACCCCAGTCAATACCATCGTAAGAATCTCCGAACTTCTTCAAACTATGACCTTTTCGCCATTTATCTCCTTTACCCATTACTTACCAGAGGAACCGAAACCTGCATCTCCACGTTGAGCTTCTTCAACACTATCAGACCACTCAATAGTTGTATCATAAATTTTTTCAATTTTGATCTGAGCTACTTTATCACCTTTTTCGAATACATACTTTTCATCATTAAAATTATACATCTTAACTGCGCAATCCCCTCGATAACCATTATCCACTTCACCTAAATGCGGTTGTAAATTATGTTTAAACCCAAGACCTGACTTTGGTTTGATTACGAAACCGTAACCTGGAGTTATATATGCTACTGTAATACCTACAGGTACAACACCGCTGGATATTTTAACATTACCTACTGCATCTGATTTACTTGGTCTAATAGTAGTACCTTGAACAGCATACAAATCAAAGCAATTATCCCCATTATGAGCTTTAGTAGGTAGTTTAGCATCTGGATGCGTCTTAACAAATTTAATTATAACTTTTTCTTCCATATATACCTATTATAATATATTAGTTTAATTATTCAACTAGTTGAATAAATATTCTTACAATGGATAATGATGTAGATATTGTTGTTGATGATTTACTTTCTCAATTAAAAGGGGTAAACGTTGCACAAAAAGAATTAGAAAACCAGGATTTTAACCTAGATAAAGAAAAATTAGAAGATTTTTTACTGCAATATTCTGGTAAGTTAATTAAAGGTAGTGTTGATTACGTTGAAGATGTTAAGCAATTTATTACTTCAGCTCCAGATTCTAGAGATGTAGATGCTTTAAGTAAATTAATAGGAGCATCTGCATCAGCTATTGAGAGTTTAAATAAAATTCTTTTACAAAATAAAGCTAATGAAGCTAAAATACAAGTTAAAGAAATGGATATACAAAGTAAAAGGGAATTACAAGATATCAATAACGAAAAGGCTGGTTTAACTATTAATAGAGAAGAACTACTTAAACAATTAATTGATGATGCTAAAATAATTGATGTCGACGTTAGTAAAGATTAACCTCCTGAAAAGGGTTTATTAATAGTCGTAGTCGTGTATATATTATTGTTGAATATATCTAAAACGTTTTGTACTCCTTCAATATTATTTTGATAGCTAACTAGGTATGATTTATTATCTGGTTGTTCTCTTATATTTAAATTTTTATAAAACGTAATAAGGTCTCCTAAATTTTCACCAAATACTTCAAATATTTTACTTGTTTTTAAGTTTACTATATTACCCCTATTTAAAGATTCAAAATTATCGTAAACTAAATTTACACCATGTGGGGTTTTTGAAATATTTTCAACACTATAACCAGCGATATTTCTCATATTTCTTTTTAATAACGCATCAGTTTTAAGAGACATTTTTTTAAAGTTTTTTAGCACGTTTTTACTAACTTTATTGAACATTATAGGAGGTAAAGTAACTGGTGCACCGGATGCTTCTAAATTATAAAATGTATCAAATATTGGGGTATTGGTTAGTCCTAAATTATGATTAATCTCCAAAGTCATACCGATATCATCAGAATAGTTAGAAAAAACACTTTGGTCTATATTGCTAACATTTTTTAATATAACAACTTTGAATATGTATAGTAAATTTTGAAATTTTTCATTTAAATATAACTTATAATTATTTGGTAATTCGACACCATTTATTATCATATTCGCATTATTTAAGTTAATGTATTTTTGAGTTAAATTCTTCAATACATTATCTGAACTTTTAGTTTCATCTAATTCAATAAAATAATTAACCACATCTAAAGAAACATCTTTAAAAATGTTTAATAATTCTTCACTACTTTCATAGAAGCTTATACTACCATTAA